TAATTGTTATCTCTATACTTTTTTTGAGTTAATTTTACATTATTTGGATTATCATATCTATATTTGGCTATCCGTTGTTTTTCACTTTCCCTATTATTCCAATATCTATTTGTCTCATATTCTTTTAATTTAATAGGATTATTACGTTTCCAATTTCTTGATGACGCTTTACTTTTTTCTGGATTGTCAGAAATCCATTTTGATGTAGACGCTTTAGCGCAAGATTTGCACCATAAATTTAATTTGTCTTTGCTGTTTTTGTTTTTGCAAAATTCTGTAATTGATTTTTCTTGTTTGCACTTTGAGCAAATTTTAAACATATCAACCTCAATAATAAAGGGCGGGTTTCCCCGCCCCTATATTTATCATTTATCAGGTATTGGGAAAGATTGAAAGCTTTTTTTAATGTCTGGCTTAACGCGATCCATCGTGCCATCAGGCGTTCCAGCAAGCTGTGCTTCCTTATGGCGAACTTGTTGGCGAGCCTTTATTTGTTCAGCCTGCTTACGCTCAAAGTAAATTTCTTGAGGTATTTCCATAAGGATTTGGCCCTTACGGGAAATAATTGCACTATCTGTCGCATGAGGCATCATAGCCGGATGGCGTGACGTAGGCACAGGCGTCCAGCCAGAACGTGCAAGAGCTACCTGGTAAGCAGGATCTTCTGCGCCATAAATGGTGTGTCGCTTCCACTCGTAATACCAGCCATCTGGGATGACAGACGGGTCAATATAAAACTCGTCAGTGCCATCAACAATTTCACCTTCAAGGTGTCCACGAAGTTCAGCGGCACGCTGTTTAGCGCGTGCAGCGGAATCGTCTTCACGCATAGGTGGACGAATTGACGGAGCTGCTGGAGCAGAAGCATTGATAGCTTCAATCATTTCATCTGCATCGTCTCTGACAACAGCCTCTAATGCCTTTTTAGAAAACATACCGCCTCTGCGGCCGCGTGTTGGGGGTGTATTTGATTCCATGTCTCAATATCCTTTAATGGCCGTAGCGGCCTTCTTTGATTAATAAAGCTTTGTTCTTGGCATACTCTTCAGGCGTGAAACCTAAAGCTCTAGCAGTGTCGGCCTCATCGCGTGAAAGCCTCATTGTATTAGGACGAGACGTTGCGCGAGAAACTGGAGCTGGAGGTGGCTGAGTTGAGCGCTTTTGAGCAGGAGCCGAAGCAGAAGACATTGGATTTTCTGCGCTTTCTTCTGAAACCGTCTCGTTGACTTTATTACTGATACCTAAACGCCCCTCAATAAATGAAAAGTATTCAGGTGTATCCACTCGGATACCATCATCAACCGCATCCTCATGAGCACGTATCATTTTTCTGACGTCACGCTCGTTGCGGATGTTGTCTCTGTTGCGATCAAGCCATTCAGCAGAAGCTCTTGACGTCTGTCCGACATTTTCGATCATCTGATCAACGATGCTGCCACGCGGTTGAAGAGGCTGAATAGGCTGTTTAGCCTGCTCTTCCGCCTCCTTCATCTGGCGCTTCATGGCCTTCTTGCCGTCTTTCAAGCGTTCCAGTTGTCCGTTGTTGACGGAAATAGCAGAAACGATCTCTGCGGCCTTTGTGGTATCGCCAACGCTTAAAGCTTCTGCATAAGCCGTCTCAAGAGCCTTGGCACGCTCCTTAACTGTCTCAATTGCGTTCACAACAAGCTGGTATTGAGACTCAGATTTGTCTGTATTGGCTTTTGCGGCACGTTCATGAGCCTCTCGCGCAAGCCTTTCAGCTTCACGACGGGCTTGCTTCTCGTCTTCAAGGCGTTTCTTTAGCTCTTGAATACCCTGATCAGGAGAAACTTCGGTAATTTCTTGCTTTTTAGCCTCAACTTCTGGCTTATCGTCCTCAATTTCTACTTTTGGCTCGTTAGATTCAGCCTTTTCAACTGTTTCTAACACAATCTCAATGCTGTCTTCCTGGTTCTCTGGTTCATCAGACATATAAATCTCCTTACCACATGATATCTGGGTTCGGGACGCGAGCTTTTACCTGCGTATCCGACAACATTCGGCATAAAGAGCCATTAACCGTGACGCTCCAGCCGTCTGATGGCCTAAACACAACCCAGTCTCCTACCGCAAAGCTGGAATTGTTAAACCAAACACCCGTATCGTCTTGGAAAGCAGTTGGACCCATGCCAACAATCAATCCAATCTTAGACTGAAAACGATCTTCGTCACGATACTTATCGCTCAGATACAAACCGCTCTTGGTTTTCTCAGGGCGAATATAAACCGCAACAAGAAGCTGATTGTTAAATATCTCAATGTTTGAGATGTCACCCAAATCTTCTATCAGCTTTTGCTTTGGATCTACGTCATGGCTCATTTCTAGTTGTTTCATATTACCCTTCCTCGTTAACGATACTTCTCGGCGCATATCTTGTCGGCCTCGCCAAGATATTCTTTTGCCTGCGCAAGACCTGCAATCCTGCCAGCTAAATGTTTGTATTCTTCTATGCGTTCAAGCCTACCAAGAGCCATCTGCTCAACTAACCTCTCAATCTCAATATTAATAAGATGCTCGAGTTCGCGTATATAGACACTTACTTGCGTTAACGTTCCCATGACCAGCTTCCACTCTGGCCTTCCTCTTATAAGTAGGGGCGACTCTGAGGAAGGGGAAGAGCCGCCCCCGGCACGAGAACTACTTCCCGCGAACTTTACCACCAGACTTGCGTGAAGGCGCATCTTTATGAAGCTTGGCGATATCCGTCTTCTGAAGACGACCTTCTCCACTAGCTGAACCAGCCTGCATGTCTTTATATGACTTGGCTACTTTGGTAATACGTCCACCTGCTTTGCGACCCATCGGAATACCCTGTGTTGGAAGACCAGCAGCAGGAACAGCCGCAGGTGGCATAGGAGCAGGACCAGCGCCAGGTCCGCCTGTAGGCGGCAACATTGGCACAACTGGAGGCGGCATCATTGCGCCAGGCATAGGTGGCTTTGCACCGCCAGCTAAAATGTTAATTTTAATGTCTGTCTTACCAGACTTGCGTCCACCCGTTGCACGGCCATCACGAACAGACTTAGCAGCTGTGCTAAGTGGGCTTGCATCAGCTGCGCCACCTGTAGCGCGGCCTTTGCGTAGACCCTTCAGCGTCTCTGCTAGGCGCGCACGTTGGCCAAGCTTACCTGGCTTATCGGCGGCTTTAGCAAGTTTCTTCGCGGGGATCTTCTCGCCAGCAGGAACGCCAAGCTGCTTGTGAAGAGCACCGGGCTTTTTAATTGCTGACTGAATCCACTTAGCGCCACCGTCTTTACGTCCTGGACGCTTGGCTTTCATGTCGGCAGCGGCATAGCCCTCTTCACGACGCAGCGTTGAAGGAGGAACCATAGCGGCTTTGCTGGCGGACTGAGAAGGCATAACCTTAAGGCCCTTCATGCGAACCTCTGAGCCAATTGCCTCTTCGGGAGAAGGAAGGCGACCGCCATCATCGTAACCACCACAAGCGCGTTTAATCTTCCCGCCCTTCTTGTAGTGTTCAGCCTTGGCGCGAACTGGCTTGATCTTTTCTGTGCCGATACGGGCTTTGTCCGTTTGCGTTTCTTTGTCCGACGGGACATTGCCACCAGTAGCGCGCTTAATTTTGCCGCCATGCCTTTTACCCAGCAACCCGCTTAACATACCGCTGCCTTTGCTGTCAGGCTCCATCTCTTTTCTGCGGCGATCTTCCCGTGAAAGACGGGTTCTTAAATCAGAAACAGGTTTTGATAATTCTTCAGCCAAGCCGCCACTTGCGCGCTTAACCTTGCCGCCTTTTTTCAAAGCGCCAACGTGATCTTTGCCGCCTGGGCGCTCTGCGTTAGCTGATTTGACGTTGCGGTTAATAAATTCGTCTGTCCATTTGCTGCCTTTAGTAGCGCCGCCTTCGGCTCTTTTAACGGCACCGCCACGCTTATAATTTCGTGGGGAAACAGGACGCAGACCCGTCTTTACGTCTGCATTGATAGGAGCAGCAGGCGACCAATCGGCGCTTGATACTTCCTGATCCTTGGAATAATTACCTGGGGAGGCAAGGCGCTTTGCCTTATCCTTCATCTTACCCCGTAATGTTTTTGAAGAGTATTCAGACATTTTATCTATTCCTAGCTAGAAATAACCGGCGTCCCGGTCTCCGTCCTTGCGGAAGATCAGATAATATACTAACGTCGGGATTATTAATAGTGTCGATATGGGGATCGAAATGGCTACAAAGATAAAATTAAACCTACCAGACAATGTGGCAATAGACCAAGACGTTGATTTTTCAGAGCTGTTTAATCAACAATTACCTCTCTCCCGCTTGGAGAAAGAACCAATTGCTCCTCATCAGGAACACTCTGAGTTTTCCAAGGACGATGAATTTGCCTAGCTAAATCAAGCATGTCCATACGTTTTTGAGTATTTCTGGATTCAACTTCGCCTAAAATCTTTTTATACATTTCCATTGGAGTGAAAGCAGATGTTTGTCTGTTTGTGCCATATATTTTAGTTAAATCTTCCAAAATTTTAGTTGGATTATTTTCATAATCAATGGACATTTTTTGAGCCATTGAATTAGGGAACCAATCAGCCGCACCCATATTGGCATAGTCATCAAATACACGTGACAATAATTCTTGGTGCTTTCCTGCTAAATCAGGATTTTCTTTTGCTACCTGATCCATTTCTTTTCTTAAAGTTAATGCACTATGAGCTGCTTCAGCTTCCTTTTGCTGAGTAAAATGCGCAGGGCTTCCGCCGGGGGCATGTGCTTCGTGATGCTGAACTGCATGTTGCAATTCATGCAATAATATAGAACGCAATCCATTAGGACCTTCAATTTGGTTACTCTTTACCTCAATTCCCGGTATTTGTTTGTATTGTTCATATAAACCGCTTGGGTTATGCCATGCTCCATGCTCGACAACTACGCCAAGATCGGCAAGATGGGGATAGGCTTTATATAAATCCGGGTGATTATAAATATCCCCCATCTTCCCATAAACAATTCCCTTATCCATTAGTTTGTCAAAAACTTCAGGATGAAAATCAGAACGATGATCTGATATTTCACTGCGCCAATTCTTGTCCCTTCCTTCATACCAACCTGTTTTATCCCAAATGGCGTCACGCCCTTCTCGGCTCAGAGCCATTTTTTGAGCTTCTCTAAGGGCATCCAAATCTGCTGTTTTTGCGTTTCTGCCAATAAACATACCAATAGAACCAGCAGGTGCTTCATTAAACGCGGTGCCACCTCCGCCAGCCACTCCTGCTAAATCAACAATTCTATTAATTCCCTCGTCAGACATAGGATCAAGTTTGCCAGTAACTACATCTCCTGGCGCGGTTACGCCGCCTATGATCTTTCCCAGCACACCGGCATGTGGGTCAAAGTGAATACCTGATTCATCTTCACGAAATGGCAATACGCCAAATGGCTTGTATTCTTTTTTAGGAACGGCATTAGCCACATCAAGAGCCCGTGACACAGCCTGTGCTTCTGGTTGCGTAAACGTCGGAAGGCGTGACGTTTCATCTTCAGGCGCAAACTGAACATCGCCTTGAACACCTCCGCCCGCAGCCCTGTGAAACAGAGGCGCAGTTGCAAAGCTCCAGGTAATCAGTCGACGGAAAGCATCATTTGGGTCGTCGCTGCCTAATGGTAAATTCATTGCGCCGCCTGTTGCTTTGCCAACTCTGTTTGACTTCTTGCTCACGGCATGAATCCCATCTGGTTCTTTGGCTAGGTCGCTCTCACGATAATCAATTACCGGTATCTTCTTGATCCCAAGCTCTTCAGCAGCAGTAGCACGGTGGCGACCATCAGCGAGGTTATGATCAAGAAGTTTAAGAGCTTTGAACTTTTTGCCATCCTTCATCCCCTCCTTAAATGAGGAAATAAGGAGTTTGTCTTCTTTTGTTTCTTTTAGCCTCTTAGCGTGCTTCAGAAAATCCGTCGGGCTCATCACCGTAACAAAGCCGGTCTTGTTGCCAGGCTCCAAAGCTTTGTCTAACGACTTTGACTTTTTGAGAGGATAATCGACTTTGATCTTAGCCATTATTGATCCTCAATCGGCGGCTCGTCAGACTGAAGGCGCTTAAGCATATCTTGCGGCAACAACTTCTCTACAACCTTATCCGCGCCAGGTGTGCGCATGACGTCCTGCGCCAGCTTCACCGCTGCAATCCTCTCAGCGCTTTCACGATCACGCTGACGGTTGGCGGCTTCAAACCGATCGTCTTGATTCTTCAACTCTGCCTCATGCAAACGAACTTGCGTATCTGCACGTTCAGTCTGCATCTGCATCATGGACTCACGCATCTTAGCCGCAATGTCCATTTGCTTAATCTGCGCGTCCAGCTGCTTTTGCTTCATGTCTTGCTGCTTAAGCTGCAAGTCAATCAACTTATTCTGGTCAAGCGGAACGCCCTGCTGGCCCTGCATATCTTTCTGGATCTGAGCTTGAGCCAGCATTGTCTTTGTGTCGGCGTCTTGCTTCTTGATCTTCAGCTCTTCCATCTTTGCCATAACTTCTGGCGGAGGTGGCGGCGGACCTTGGTTGGTCGCCATGAACTGTTCTGGGTTAGACCAACCAATTGCGCGCATAGCCTCCATGTCAATCTTTGTCGCGTCAAACATAGCAGGATTTGTCGCCTGCAACTGCTTCAGCGCCATGACTTTCATCAAGCGCTGCGTATGGCTTGCGGTGTTTGGGTCTGCCTGCGGGACAATCTCATGATTATCCAAGGCTTGCAGGAATAGCTGCGCGTTCCATTGCAGCGACGGCCCTTTGCGCTTTTTAAAGAAGCTTTCAGGATGTTCGCGGAAGCATTGCGCCAATAGCTGAAACTCTTCCGCCTGTGACGCATGAAGTCTTTTGTGAACGCTGTTGATGATTTTTGTGGCTTGATCAATCATTGCTAGCGTTGTGCCAACTGGCGCGTCAGATCGGCCCTCGCCAACCTGCAACTCGCTTGTCGACCCAACTCTCTGGCCCGTCTCCACCATGTTCTGAACCAAGTTCATCATCGCCTGCCCAGGCTCCTTGTAGGGCAAAGGCATGATCGCTTGGTTGATTGGCATTCCACCCGTTTTCACCAACGCGCCCCCACCAGGTGGCACGCGAAATATGTTCGTGTTTTGGCGAGCGCCTGTGTCTGCCATTAGGAAGCCGGGGAAGTTTGCATACATTCCCGCGTCCAGCATTTCGCGCCATGCAGCTGTCACCGCATTTGTAGTGTTGCCAAGAATATGCAGCAGACCAATGTCGTAAAAGCCCATGCCAGGGACAAAAGAATACTTGACGATGTTAATGCGTGCTTCAGGAAGTTCATCGCCCTCTTCGCCCGTGGGTTCGTTATAGTTACGAACAATGGACAGTATCTCACGCGATGATACATCAATTGTGACGCGATAGGGAATCTCTAATCCTGTTTCTTTTCCTTTATATTTATGTTCAAAGCCGCGAATATCTAACTCGCAATAGATCTCATAAATCTCGCGGTCACGATCTTCAGGATCTTTTGAATCAACTGATATACCTTGCTGGCTGGCCTTCTCACGCTGAACCGCGTCAGGGTTCTCCATGCTTGGCGTCATGAGATCAATGTCTCGGTAAACGCCAAGAATCTGCAACCTTCTTACAGTTGACGGACGCATGTAAACGCGATGCGTGATACGCTTTGCGTCTGTTAACGTCGTTGCTGCGTTGTTGACGATGAGGTCGTCCGCATCAACTGTTTCAGAGACCGGCCTGCCTCTGAGTGGACAAAAGTATACTTTCTTGAAT